CATTTGAGAACAAGAAGATTAGAAAACTCGTCTGTGTTTGGCCTCGCCGGTGTCTTGCTGGTGATACACAGATCATTATGGCCAACGGCTCATGGAAAGAGTTGAAAGATGTCAGCGTTGGGGACCAGATCCTTTCGTGGAATGGTGAGGGTTTTGAGCCCGATGTCGTTGAAGACTCATGGAAGACTGAAGAGAAAGAAACCGTTCTAATCAAATCACCTAACGCGTTGCCGTTAACATCGTCACTAGATCACAAGTTCGCGTACTTAAAGACAACCGGTAAGACTCTCGGTAAGTGTGGAAACAACGAGATCATTGTTAAGTCAGCTGAGTGGAGCAAGGCTAAAGATGTCCGCTTCAAGCGTGTCTTAACTTACTCTGGATCAGAAGGTAATGTTAACGATCCTGTATTAGCTAAGCAGATGGGAACAGCAACCGATGTGCACAAGTCGTTGCCCTCACGCGTTTGGGACTTCGACCGCGAGTCACTCCTCTGTTTTATGGGAGCTCTTTTCTCTAAGATTGGTTCATTCAAGTCTGAGCTTAAGATGGATCATTATTGCAGTTGCTTTGAGTTGAAGGGGAGTCTATTCAAGAACTTCATCTTCGATATCTTCTGGGTTTTTAAAAAGTTACAGCTCCATACAAAAAAACCTACCATAAGTAGAGACTTTATATGGGTGTTGCGCATTATTGATGAGTCCACCGTAGAATTTTTAGCAGAAAATTTAGCCTTCTCAAACAGTAAGATTACGGAAGCTCTCGCTCCATATATAAGAAGAATGGATGGTTTATTCAAGCCGGTTGTTAAGAAGGTATTCGGATGTATTGCTGCAAAGCCGGGCAAGCCGGAGAGATCTGGTAGAATGCGGTTGTACGATATAAGAACACGTAAGAATCATAATTTTATAGCTAATGGTTTTGTTGTACACAATTCGGGAAAAGATATCTGCGCATTTAATCTTGTCATTAGAGAGGCGCTGAGAACGGTCGGTGTTTACTACTACATCTTCCCGTCTTATTCACAGGCTCGTAAAGTCATATGGGATTCGTTGACTAATGACGGACAACGTTTCTTAGACTTTATCCCTCCAAAGCTTGTGAGTAAGACTAATAGTCAAGAGATGAAAGTTACGTTAGAGAGTGGTTCGCTTATCCAGCTTATCGGTTCGGATAATATAGATTCCATCGTTGGTTCTAATCCTCGTGGGTGTGTGTTTTCGGAATATGCTATTCAAGATCCAAGGGCATACCAATTTATTCGTCCTATTTTGGCAGCTAATAAAGGGTGGGCATTATTCGTATCATGCGTAAATCCTGAAACACTTGTAATCGGTTCTAAAGGCTTATCGCGTATTAAAGACATGTGTAGCTCTCGCGCAACTTATACTGATTTTGGTGAAAAAGTATGGGGCCTTGGAGGATTTCATACGGCAGAGCAATTTTATTATGGTGGAATGCAAAAAACACTTAAGATAACTCTTGAATCTGGATATCAAGTAGAGTGCACGCCAATTCATCCTTTATGGAATGGTAAAGAGTGGACAAAGGCAAAGGATATAAGCATTGGAGACCTACTTCCAGTTCAATATGGTCAAAATGTTTGGGGCGATGGAATAGATATTTCAGAATATATTGGTAAGATTTCATCTGGCATGAAACAGGTTGATTTTGCTTGTGATGGAGATGACTTTTTCTATCTCCTCGGACTTATTCATGCAGATGGTAATTATACCTCAAACACTATTTGTATAACTAATAAAAAAGATCCAGAAATACAGAACTTTCTGCTTAATAGAAAGTTTAGAAAAAGGCCTGATGGAATACATTATGAATATTCATCTAGAGTTTTATGTGGGTTGCTTGAATCTCTCGGGTTTAAGCATGGGGCAAGAAATAAAGAGTTTCCGGAGGAGCTTTTTCTTTGCACAAAACAAGAAATGCGATCATTTATACAAGGTGTTTTTGATGGAGATGGATGTAGCGCTTCTGGTTTAAACAAAGGTGGCGCTGTTAAGCTTACATCGACATGCTTATCTTTCATAAAAGATTTACAAGTTATTTTGCTTAACTTCGGAATTGTTTCAAGTTTGCGCTACGAAGACAAGGAGCCCACAAAGCTTGTTAAGGTGTGTAGTAGGATATACAACTTAGAAATAACCGGGCATTTTGCTTATAAGTTTTATAACGAGATTGGGTTTAGGTTAAAACGTAAACAAAAGAACCAAATAAATGTTTCCGAGAGAGTGAAAGTAGGTAGTGGAAATGTTTATGCTGTTGATGCTAAAAAGCTTTGGATGCATCCAAAGAATGGGCGTTCGTTTCATAACCCATCAAGTATAACAAGAAGAGTTCTTGAGGATATACATAGTGCAAATCCTCATCCGTACTTAAAAGAGTTGCTCAAAGAAAAGTTTTTTTATTCTAAAGTGAAAAGCATAGAAGAGTCGGAGTGCGAAGTATTTGACTTTGTTATACCAGAAACTCATTCTTTTTTTACAAATGGGATAATTTCTCACAATACGCCACGTGGTAAAAATCACTTTTGGGAATTATATAACATCGCCTTAAAGTCGGAGGCTTGGTATTGTTCAAAGTTAACGCTTGAGGATACTGAGCATATTGACATGGAAGAGATTGAGTTAGAGCGTAGAGATGGCTTGATGAGTGAAGATTTAATACAGCAAGAGTACTATACATCCTTCACGATGGGTGTTGAGGGTGCATACTACGCGAAATATATAGATAAGATGCGTGTTAACAATCAAATTGGCAATGTTCCGTGGGAGGTAGGGTTTAAAGTTCATACTGCCTGGGACATTGGAGTAAGAGATAGCACGACAATCCTCTTCTTTCAGACGATAGGTCAGACGGTAAGAATTATAGATTCGTATGAGAAAAGCAAAGAGGGTCTAGAGCACTACGTTAATATTATTAATAGTAAGCCGTACACATACGGTAGGCATATTGCTCCGCATGACATAAGAGTTAAGGAGTTCGGCTCGGGAATGACACGTATCACCAAAGCTCGCAATCTCGGGCTGAACTTCACGATAGCTAATAATATCTCGATTGTTGATGGAATCGAGTCTGTACGAAGCGCCTTCAGTAAGATCTGGATCGATCAGACCAACTGCAAGGGGTTCCTGAAAGCCATTGAAAACTATAGGCAAGAGTATGATCATAAGCGCCGTGTGTACAAGGCAACAGCTCTTCATGACTGGTCGTCACACTTTGCTGATTGCTTACGTTATCTATGCATCTCATTACCAAAAACTCGGGACGGTTTATCACCTGAGGAGCTCAACAAGAGATATCTTGAGGCTCTTTATGGAGAGGAATCTACCATGCCTGCAATCTTTAGAGATAAAAATTCTCGATATTAAAAGAAAAGTTGCGACATTTAGAGATATAAAATCTCGCTATTAGATAGTAAAAATGGTCGATATTGTACGCAAAATGTTTCAATCGAAATATACTTGGAGCCGGAAGAAAGAAAAAAAAGGGAGTTGAAGATTATTGTGTCGTTACTACGATATGGGAATTTTAGTAACGACACTATAATTCTAAGATCGTCCAATTGATATCCAAAGCAGTGAATATGGTAGTCTTGTTTTAAGCTATAAAGTTTATTAACAAGGAGAAGTGTAATGTCGATCTTCCCACAGGGAACTCAATACTATGAAGAATCCGACAAACATATCATAGCGCGCATGGAATCATTCTATGCCGATAGTATTACGATGAACCAGTCCTTTTGGGGGGAAGCAGACATAGATACGCGCTTTGAGTCGGGGGATCAGTCTGTTTGGGGTGAGATGTATGGCAATCATATCGCAAACAAGAGACAGTTCAGCTTCAATCGTATACGTCGCATTGTTAACATGGTCGGTGGATATCAACGTCGCAATAGAAAATCATCTGTTGTTGTTCCAGTAGAGAATGGTGACCAGGAAACAGCTGATCAATTTAGTAAGATTTTGACTTGGGCTAATAACCGTGAGAATGTTTTAGAAACACTCTCCGAATCATTCCATGGGGCCCTTGTCACTGGTATGAACTTAATGCAGGTCTGGGTTGATTATCGTTCTGATCCAATTGCTGGTAACATTCGTGTCGATAATTGCAGTTATAACTCTTTCTTAATTGATCCATTTTTCAGGAAAGCAGATCTATCTGACTGTAATGGAATATGGAAGCGCTCCTTCTTAACAAAGCGGGAATGCCTATCTTTATTACCATCTGAATCGAATCTTATTGATGGAATGTCTGGTAATAGTGGTGCTGATGGTAAATTCCAATTTATGCCTGAAAGTACGAACTCAAACATCAATACGGGTAAGCTTTTAACATATGACGAGTTCTATTATAGAGATTATAGGTCCCAAAAGATGCTTATTGACTCTCAAACGGGGGAATCTTTTGAGTGGAAAGGTGAAGATGATGAATTGCGTATCTTTTTGGCTCTTTATCCACAAATAACAACGCTTGATCAAGAAGTTCCAACGGTTAATTTAGCCATTGTTGTTCAGGGTCGCGTTGTGTTTAATGGCCCGAATCCCATTGGTATCGACAAATATCCATTTGTTCCTGTGCTAGGGTATTACAATCCCGAGATCCCTCATTATTCCAATAGAATTCAGGGAATGGTTAGGGGTCTAAGAGATGCACAGTATTTATATAACAGACGCAAG